AACTACCGCCCCATCACTTGTAACTATATAACTCTTGTTCTGTGCATCAAAAGAAACTGTTTCATCATCACTGAATTTGTATGAAACATTCTCTTTAGTTCTAGGTTTAAAGATATAAACCTTATGACCTTTTGCACATTTACGAACAAGCATTATGCCTCTGAGTAAGCCTCTTTTTTATCAGGTTCAGCTTCGAGAGATTCCCGCAGTTTATTGATAAATGCTTCTTTACCAACTTCTAACTGATCACGCATAAACTGATTAGTATTAATCTTGCTTTGCATATCGTTAATGTGGTTTAATAGCATTTTCTCCTCATCGGTCATCTCGTCAATGACATACTCTTTTTCATCAAGAGTAAGGACTGCAGGCTTTTCTTTTTCTTTTTTAGCCATTATGTACTCCTTTGTTTGTTATTGTTAAAGTGCTTTTAAATCTTTTTCTAGTTCTTCCCAATCAGCTTGTTCTGCCTGTGCTTCAGATGCTCTGTCTTTACAAAATTGAATTTCTCTAGCTACTTGGTCTAAGTTATATGATTGAACTGAATCATCCATTGCTTTACCACTATTTGGGTCAAACTGCTTTCTAACTAGCTGTAATTCATCGTGTGACATTTCAGCTTCAGCTGCTCTTACAACATTTCCATCATCATCTTTGACTTCAGAAACTGCTGGTCGATCAACCACTTTAGCTTTCTTTACAGACCAGCTCTTAGCTGATTTCATTGCTTTGTAGTTTTTCATTTACTTTTCCTCTAATTGTTTCTTGAGCGATTTTACTTCAGCAGATAGCTCTTGAACTGCTTTAATTAATGGTGTGATTAATTCTGTTTCACCAAGTTCTTGCATACCATCTTTGTTTTCTTTCCAAACTGGAAACTCTGAATGACCTGCTTTATCCATTGCCTCTTTAACTTCTTGAGCAATAAATCCATAATGCTTTTTATCAGGGTTTGTACGCTCTGTTTTATCAGCATTGTATTGGTCAAACTCTTGAGGGTATTCACTTGGTGCTTTTTTCTTAAAAGTGACTGGTCTTAAATCATTAATAAAATCAAGACCTAACTCAGAATTTTCTATATCTTTTTTAATTCTTCTATCAGATGAATGAGTCCAAGTAGCGTTTTCACCAAAGTCGTTAGTAATATAATCTGAATCAACACCTATTCTAACTGTTTCTGTACCACCACCTGTTAAAGCATCAATCCCAGCTTTTAAGAGTATTTCATCTGTTCTATCACTAGCTGACCCATCTGCGTCATATCCAATATAAACATTGCCTGTGCCTGATGTGATTGTATCACCAGCCTGATAGCCTAACCCTACATTTTTTCCACCAGTTGCATTTCCTAAAGCAAAATAACCAACAGCTACATCACCTTGACCGCTTTCATTTGAAGTTAATGCTAAAGAGCCTACACTAACTGTCCTAATAGCATCAGTAATGGCATCACCTGCTTGTAAGCCAACTGCGACATTGTGACCACCACTTGTAAGAGCCCTTAAAGCTTTATATCCCGCAGCAACATTACTAGCTCCACCATTTACAGATAGTAAAGATTCTGCCCCTATACCAACATTGCTTTCTCCACCTGAACTTGCACCATAACCCGACTTATATCCTACATAAGTATTATTATGATTAAAATTGCCTGAATAGCCAGCACCATAACCAATAAAAGTTGACCAATCAGCAGCACTATTATTATATCCACTTCTCCATCCTAATCCAGTAAATCCAATAGCAGCAGTCACATTAGTTCCTGATTCAAAACCTATAGCAGTTGCTCCACTTGGATTGTCTCCGGTAGTTACTAATTGGTTTTGTAATGCTTGATGCCCTACTGCTGTACATTGTTGTACGCCACCAGTAGCTAGTCCCATAGCATTAGTACCAATAGCAACATTCTCAACTCCTGTATCTTCAGCATCTAAAGCACCATATCCTATCGCTACATTATGACCACCAGTTGTAAGTGAAACTCCTGCTTGATAACCTAATGCAACATTACCTGCACCTGAAGTGAGTGCAGTTAGTGCATTGTAACCTATTGCTATTGTACCAGTATGGGCATTATCTGCTGTACTATTTAAAGCAAATCCACCAATAGCAATATTGCCTTGAACTTGTCTATCATTACTAGCTAAATCTCCTCCTGTAAAAGCTTGAGTTCCTATAGCAATGTTATGGTCAACATCACCACCAGCATCACCTTCATCAAACAAAGTCATAGTTTCGTAACCAATAGCAATATTATTAGACTCGCCAACACTAAATCCTTCTGCTGCTTCATATCCTATTGCGATATTTTTAGCTCCACTAACTAAATTTTTTAATGCTTCATAACCCATAGCGAGATTATTAGTCCCTGAAGTAAGTAGAGAAAGAGCTGATTGCCCTATTGCGATTGTATCATCAACCGCCATTGAAGAACTTGCTAAAGTGTTATATCCTATAGCAATATTATGTTCTCCAACACTAAGACCGCCTTTAAGTGACCAATATCCTATACCAATATTATGATGAGCAGCATCTGATGTAAGAACTAACATACTGGAATTACCAATAGCTATGTTATAATCTTCGCTATCTTCTGCTGCTCCTAAAGCATCCTTACCTATTGCCACATTGCCTTGTGCATCAGTTAATGCATCTCCTGCACCTGCACCAAGTAAGGTATTGTTATCACCCGAAGTGATTGCAGATCCTGCTCCGTGTCCCAATGCGGTATTATAAGTTGCTCCGTTTATAGACCCTGACATTGTGTTATTTCCAACTGCTACATTAAACTCTGTAGTAGAACTTGCCCAAGTACCACCTAAAGAGTTTGCACCTATGGCTACATTATTATTGGAATTGTATGCATTAGCACCAGCATCAGTATCATCCATCGCTTTCCATCCAATGGCTGTGTTATACTGACCACCAACATGACCAATCAAGGCTTGGTATCCTAAGACAGTATTGCCGTTTCCAGTGGTTAGGGCTTTAAGAGACTGATATCCAATCGCTATATTTTCAGCACCTGTAGTAAGTGCATTAAGAGCTTGATATCCCACAGCAACTGCACCATTTACACCGTCCATTGCTCCTATCATTGTGGAAGCACCGATAGCAACATTGTATTCAGATTTGGTATTAGCCCAAGTTCCACTCCCTGAAGATGCCCCAATAAAAACATTTGAATCTGAATCTTGAGCATTTGAACCAGCATCTGTGTCGTACATTGCATTTGTTCCGATAGCAATATTGTTAGCCCCAGTTGTAATATTTAATAAAGCCGATGAACCTATCGCTATGTTATCATCGCCTGTAGTGACTGCTTTTAATGCTTGCCATCCTACTCCAACATTGTCATCGGCATCTGTGATTGCTTGTAAACTAGCATAACCCACAGCAACATTATTTGATGCATCATTACCATTTGCATCAGTACCCAACATGGAATATCCACCAATAGCAGTATTATAATTACCATCATCTATATATTTACCACTAATTACACCAACAAATGTATTCCCATAACTGTCATCTGATTTATATCCAGCCTCATATCCAACAGCAGTTAAATCGTAACCTGCATCTAAATAATACCCTGCATCATATCCAACGGCTACACTTCTTGGAGTATTGGTATTCGTATAATCTAATGTATATAATGCACGATGACCGATTGCAGTATTGCCAGAAGTTGTTGTGTTTGTATATAGTGATTGATACCCGATTGAAACATTGTTATCACCAGTAGTAACAGCAGAAAATGCTTGGTGTCCCATAGCAGTATTGTATCTAGCATCATCTAATGCTGCATCCATTGTGTAGTTACCTATAGCAACATTACCTCTTGTTCTATCAGAATTACCCCAAGTTCCACCGCCTGAAGAGTGTCCTATAAAAATATTATCGTATGAACTATTAGCATTTGAACCAGCATCAGTATCTTGCATTGCATTTGTACCAATAGCCATATTTCTTTCACCAGTTAGATGAGTTTTCATAGCATTCGTACCAATAGCTATACTATTTGAAGCAGTTGTTAAGGTATAAGCTGCACTATTTCCAATAGCTACAACATTATCAGCCGTAGTTATAGCACTCGCAGAATAAGCACCTACTGCTGTATTGTATAATGCCCCATCTAAAGCTGAGTCCATAGAATAACTACCAATGCCGACATTGCCATTAGACGCTGCATCAGCCCATGTACCACCACCAGATTCAGCACCAATGAAAATGTTATCTGAAGAGCCAAGTGAAGTACTTCCAGCGTCTGTATCATTCATTGAAGCATAACCAATAGCAATGTTTCTTACGCCAGTTGTATTGGTTTTCATAGCTTCCCAGCCGATAGCAAGATTAGCACTTCCTGTAGTACATCCAGTTAATGCCTTATATCCCATAGCTGTTTGACCATCAACACCATCTAAGTTAGATAATGCTTGGTAACCAACTGCAGTATTACCTGATTCTCCCCCATCTAATGAACCTAATGCTTGTCTACCTAAAGCAGTATTAAATGTGCCAGTAGTTAATTCATCAAGGGCTTGAGCACCAAATGCAGTATTATGACCACCGCCAGTGAGAGCCTTTCCTGTTTGATACCCAACAAGTGTATTTTTTTCAGCTGCAGTAAGTGATTTTCCTGCTTCATACCCTATAACTACTGTTCCTTCTGCATCTGTAGTAGTAGAACCACTACCTTTAAACGCTTCCCATCCTATAGCTACAACACCATTTAATGCTACACTCGCTGATATATCTTCACCAGCACTTTTCCCAATAAACACATTATTTAAAGCAGTTGTTGCTGTACTTAATGCATTTTTACCAACGGCAACATTATTTGAACCTGAAGTAATTGCATCTCCTGATTCACCCCCAATAAACATATTATTATCACCAGTAGTGATATTAAATCCAGCACTATCTCCAATCGCTACATTGTTGTCAGCATCCGTCTGTAAACTGTATAATGCCTGATGACCTATAGCAATATTTTTAGTCCAATTTGCACTTACAGCTCCAAGTCCTGCCTCATATCCAATTATTACATTCTTTTCACCAGTTGTATTTCTAAAAGCTGCTTGATAACCAATAGCAATATTTTTACCATTACCATTTTGAGCCGTTAATGAATTGTACCCTATTGCTATACTACCAGCACCACCTGTATCTTCTGCTTTTAAAGCATTCGCACCAATCGCAACATTAAATGAAGCAGTAGTAATCGCATAACCAGCAGATGACCCGATTGCGATATTGTTACCACCACTTGTAATTGACCTTAAAGAATCCGCACCAAGTGCTGTATTATAATCTCCTGATGTCAAAGGATACATTGACCTATACCCAACTGCTGTATTCATTACTGCATCATCATGAGTACCACCTGCAGCAGTTTGATGTCCTATATAAACATTGTAATTACTTCCTGCATCAATACTTGACCCTGCCGTATATCCAAAAACTGTATTCTCTGTACCACTATCATTATTACTAAGACTGATGCGAGAGTTGGTATCAAGAACCATTCTTAAAGTTCCACCAGTATACCATTTCCAAGTATTACCACGAAGATTTTCAGCTATAACTTGCCCAGATCCTCCATTTAGTATTGTTTGATAAAATTTTGTATCATCCCATGCTTCACCAGCATAGTAACCAATAGATCCATGCTCATAGCTTGTATTTAATACAGAATTGAGTTTGAAAGAAATTTTATTTAATATTGCACCGCCACTAGCATCTTGCGTAGTGTTTTCTAATAAAAGTGGATTTGTATTTGTTGTTGAAATGTGAAGCGGTACACTAGGCGTTCCTCCTATACCAACATTACCTGATGAATCAATTCGCATTTTTTCACTTTGAGATGCATTTCCACTTGTAGTTAAGAAAACTAATGAGGCTGGATTGCTTGTGTATCCCCAAGTACCTTCCGAAACAGCATCAATTCTTGCTCCAGTTTGAATAGAGTTACCAGAATCTTCTGCACCTGCAAATGCAATAGAACCTAATATGTCTCCACTTGCAACAGCTTGACCATCATTCTTAACAATTCTAATGGCTTTACCATTTTGTTCATCTGCCCCACTATCGTATGTACTATGAAGGTCTAACATCCACCCAGTTGCATTGTTAGTATTACTACTGTTATTAGTAATTTTCAATACATTTACACCACTAGCAGATGCATGAGTATTATGAATCTCAGCTAAATTTCTTGTACTTGTATCAGATGAATTGCTTTTCATAAATAACAACCTACCAGTTGTCATAGCATTGCCTTCTTCTACAGATATTGCAGTTCCTGTTGTAATTTGAGGATTGTTAATATGAAATATATTCCCACTTGTTTGTTCACTATCTATTTCTAATGCTTTATTTGAAGTGTTGTTTTGGTCTATAATTAAAGCAACTTGCCCATTGCTAGATGCATTAGAAATATGAAGAGAACTACTGGGTGAGGCAGCTCCGATACCAATAGCATTATTTGCAATTACTAATTCAGCAGTACCGCTAGTTCCAACTCCTAAATGAATTTTTCTACTATCAGCATCTGCTCTTACAACTAAATCATCTTGAGCCGTACCAGTAAAAAAAGTATCAGTTGCTCCTGACACTCCAATAGTCGCTTTACCACTATCAGTTCCAATAAATATTTTTGAATACTGAGATGCATTCCCTGATAAAACTGCTATTGTTCCATTCGCATCATTACCCGATGTAAAAGTTGATGAGCCTTCAATTATCTCATCGTATGTAAATGAGCCACCACCTTCTACTTTTAAATCACCTGTGATAGTAATGTCACCATTAATGGTTCCACCTGAGGCTATACTGGCAGCTGTTGTTGTAATAAAAGCCATATAACCTCCTAAGCTAGAATAATTCTGACTGTAGCATCAGAACTTTCTTTTCTTTCCATTATTAAGTGAACTGCATTACCTAAACCTCTAGGTACTTTTAAAGTATAAATTGTATCCCCACCTTTTAAATAAAGATCATTAGAAGTATTTATATCAGAATCTGTTCCTGTTGTATTAAATGTAAAATAAATATCTTTATCTGTTAGTAAGTGTATTTGGTGGTATGAAGTAACATCAACCGCTACTCCATCTGCATCTGCAGTTACAGCTGATTGAACTTGCCAGTCTCCAGCTGATTCTATATTTAAAGATTCGTGGGCTCTAAATTTTTGTATATTTGCCATATTGTTCTCCTATTAAATTAATCTAACTTGGGGGGCAAGAACATTCCCTATTTAGATTGTTAAGTAAAATTTGCTGGGACTACTGCTCTAGTTCCTCCAGTTTTTTCTCTTTTTCTTACGCCATATTTCTTTATAGCGTCATTAAATCTTTTTTCGTGATTAGCCGCCAAAGCTAAAGATGCCTGCGTAGCACCCGGATCTCCTGACCTTCCAGCCTTATCCATGTATAAACATTTTTTAACATAATCAACAATAGATGAATGAAGTAAGTTATCTACATCTGGAGTATCTGTAATAGCTGTAACTCTTTTAGGGCTGCCATAATAATGAATCAACAATCCATTTGTTACTGCATGGTCTATTGCCTGATATGCCTTCCTAGATGTTCTGGTCTCACTCGTAGAAGAATAAGTAGTAATCAATCCTAGTTGGTCACCACGAATAAAATAAAGAACTTGATCTTCTGGATATTTTAAATTACTAGCCATTATTCACCGGGCTCCTTTAATGCACTTTCTGATGTCATGTCAAACATAAGGGGCTCACCGTCTAATACCCTAGGTATTTGAATATAATCACCCTCATTATCCATTATATCAACACGATAAATTTTATTTATTCCCATCTTCTCACTACTTGAATCGGTGGCACTATCACCAATATCATAAAACATTTGATTCGCTGCCAAAGTAATTTTAGCTGATTGCGACTTCATAGAATACTCACCCATTTCTGTTATAGCATCATTAATTAAAGACATAATGTATGTTTCGGGAGCATTCGGAAAAGCCTGCCTAACTCTACTTATTATTTGCTTTACGGTTAAAGTATGTAAAGAATGTGACATATTATCTTATAGCCTGTAATCCCTTTTCATAATCTGATTGTAACTTAGCTTGTTGCTTTTCATACCAAGCATATTGAGCAGAGTCAACTGATAATCTTATCTGCACCTCACTACCATAAGCTTGTGCTATTTGAATCTTTGATTGTATCTCATTAGCGTATGCCTGAGCGGCTGATGCATAAGCAGAGGCTGCCTGAAGATAGGTACTTGCATCTTGTATATATCCCCTAGCGACCTTACCATAAGTATCTGCAACCCTTGAATAGCCAGCTCCATTAGATATATAACTTTGAGCCACTGAAATCTGAGCCTGTGCTTGAGAAACCCTAGCCGAAACTTCATTTCCATATGCTGAAACTTCCTCAGATGCTGAACGAGCTTCTGACAAATAAGCATTTCCAAGCTCTATTCTTGATTTTGATTCATCTCTTTTGGCAGATGCTTGAGCAAGCCTCATGTTTATTTCATTTCCGTAGCCCTGAGCTATCTGAATCTTAGCTTGTACCTCATCTCCAAAGCCCCTAGCTGTAGCTACATATGCTTGAGCTGTACTTATATAACCCTGAACTGCTTTTGATTTAGCACTTGTAAAAGAACCTCTGGCATTTATCTCAGCAGCATAACCCTGAGCTTGACTTATTCTTGCCTGAGCTTCCTGTAAATAAGCATTACCAGCCTGTATAGTGCTTTGAGCTTCCTGTAAATAGGCACTACCAGCAGAAATCCTTGACTTAGCCTCTTCTCTTTTTGCTGAAGCTTGCTGCAATCTTGTTTGAATTTCTTTTGCATACCCATCAGCTTCAGACAAAGCAACATTGACTTCTTTAACTCTCATATCCCCAATAGCTACCCACTCTTGAATATGAGCTTGTGCTCTTCGTATTTCTGTCTGGGCTATATTTAAAGCTGATGTAACTAATTCAACATCCTCAGCTGCTTGTGCACCATATGCATCTGTAGTAGCAGACGGTTCATTAGAATTAATAATATCCTCCGCTTCATCTAAAGCATTTTTCACCCTAGTTAATTGTGAGTTACTTGTTAAAAATGTTTCTTCATCTCCAAATATAGATTCATCAGCTGATTCAAATTTATCAGCAGCAGTTTCAGCCTGATCTACAGCAGCTTTTAAAAGTGCCATAGCTGTATTCACATCTCCCTCTGAGTCGGTTTCGCCCAATGTTAATTGAGCTGCAACTAATTCAAATTGTGTAAATGCATCTGTGATTGGAGAATCCTTACTACCTGAAGTTTGAGTAGCTACCTCGTCAAACTCTTCATTAGCCAATGAAATAATTTCATCAACTTTATTAAGCTCAGTCGCCATAGCATCGCAAGCTGTCTCAAAATTTCCAGAATTATCAGTCTGTGTAGCCATCTCAGCTGCTTCCGTTTTAGCAAGAACAACTTCTGCTTTAGCAAGAACTAAATCAGCATCTATTTTATCACAAACTGCCTGTGTCTCATCTAACTCTGTATTAATTGCTGTTAATGCTGTATTTACATCATTCTCTGTATCAGCCTCACCCAAGTCAAGAATTGTATCAGACTTATCAAATTCAAGATTTGCTAACTGAACCGCTGTGTCTATTCTACCTGCAGCTGTAGTCATAGCAGCTGTTGCAGTATCTATTGCATTATCAACAAGAGTAGCGGCTTCACCAATTTCCGAAGTGGCTTTATCTAACTCAGCATTATCTAATGCTCCCTCAGCTGCCATTTTATCTACCTCTGCATTAGCCAACCCTATTTCTACTAAAGCACTATCTGCAGAAGAATTAATAAGAGCAATCTCAGTATGCACATTATCCGCTATAGATATAGTTTCATCTAATTCTGTATTAATAGCTGTTAATGCTGTTGTTATGTCTGAGTTAGAAGATCTACTACCCAGTAGATTTTGTAATGATTTTACTGAAGCATATAAAGGAACAAGATACTCAGCTTCATCTGGAAATCTTGTTATTGAAGAATCTCCATAGGCAACCGCTGGATAAGCCAGTGTTTGAACTTGAGCATTGTTAGAATTTGTAGGTTCTGGTATCACACTGAGAATATTATTCTGTATGTAATAAACTGGGTCTGTCGTTGTAGCTGCTATCATATCACCTGAGTCACTTGCTCTTCCACTTAATTCTGGAGATATTTTTCTACACGGCTGATTAATTGTACCATCATCTCTAGTGACATTAAATATTTCAGAACCACCAATAGTTAAATTTGTACTGCTACCATTTAATGAGGTTGCGGTACTATATAACATTTTCTTTGACCTTGGTAATGAATTTAATATTTCCTTAGCACCATCTGTTAAAAACTGAGTTAATTCAGTTTGTGTTGGTGCACTACTACCATCAATAGATAAACTTGTTAAACCTTCCACCTGTGCTTCAAAAGTAGCCATTATTTCTTACCGTAACTTACTTTCTTTCCAGCTTTTTTTGCATACTTCTTTGCTGCTTTCTTCCCAGCTTTTGTATACTTAAATTTTTTCTTACCAACTTTAGGCATAAGTCCTCTCATTCATTTCTTTTATGTTTTGATCCATACTTTGCTCACTAAGTTCTACATCAGTTCTTTTACCCATATCTGATATCATATATAGATTTGTAGTAAAAGGACTTACAGAAGCTTTTTTACCACAGCTTTTACAGTAAAACCACCCTTCTTCATTCGGGTGCTTGCAATGTATACATTTCTTTTTCATAAATTTTTCCTTTATAGTTTTGGGGAAAGCCTTTTATTGACTCTCCCCACAGCACTATAAACTGTTTTCCTTATTTATTCGGAAATCTACTGGTCAGCAAATGCTAGGAATGTATCAGTTGCAGAAATGACATGACCATTTACATACCATACTACACCATCACAAACCATCTCTACCTTAGTACCCGCTATTGGAGTATAGATAGTTAGCTGTGAATTACTATCGTTGTCCGAATCAATAACAGCGGTATCATCACCACCATTATCTGTATCGTGACCAACCAATCCACCAATCATGTAATTGCTATTGCCAGTGGTTTTAATTATCCAGTCCTGTGCATCAGCAGCTGTGCCGCCATACCAAAACTCATAACTAAGTCCCTCAGCCTCAGTCGGCATTGTAATTGTACAATCCGCTGTTAAATCAGGCATTACATGAATTTTACCATTATCACTTGCTGATACGGTATATGCAGCAGCGTCTGGTACGAATACCACACCTTTTGCTACACCACCGTACTTACCACTTGAAGCATTAATTGAATCTGATCTCATAATATACCTCCTTATAAGGATTCAATGTTGTACAGAGCATGAGATTCAGAAAGAGTAATCTCAAGACCAGCTTCGGTCAAGATCATATCTTTTCTTAGATCTTCATCATCTGATTGAACATTTGATATTACATGAGTATCACGATTCACACCGTTACCCACAAGTGGTCTATAAGCAACTTGACTCATATCAGCCATTAGCATAAACCCAGATGCAATACCACGAAACAGTGGTTCTTTAACTAGGTTTAAGCGACCATGTATAGTATCAATAACCATAATGGAATGACCAAAAGCACCTTGGCGAGAATCAAAGTTATATGAATAAGCCTGCGAAGGTGTTCTTGAACTACCCTCTGCTGCATGGTTCAAAGAACCAGACAAGAAAGTTGAGCTACCAAGTTTGTTAAAAAACGTGATAACTGGTAGTGAACAAAGAACAAGCTTATCACTTGATCCACCACGAGCGGGGTCAAAGATTACTTCTAAGTCTGAAAGTAGTCTATCATAAGTGAACTCAGATTGAGCTGCTGTACGATAGTAAGAACTACCAGAAGTATACGAAAGAGCCGCATCTGAAGCAGATGGGTTTACGTTCTTTACGATATGTCCTACAATACCTTCAGTGTATTGAATGCCGCTTACACGAGCCTTTTGCCCGAATAGCATTGCCCTCTCAATATCAACCTTGTGCTCACGAAGTTTATCTGCCCAAATACGAGACCATTCGTCTGCGTATCCACGATAACGAGTAGCTATTGCTGTATTGGTCATTTCAGCAGCGGTCTTAAAGATCTGGGTATACCCATAATTATCTTCAAGTTCGCTTGACCACACATCAGGAGCTCCAGAACCTTCTTCAAATGAAGTACCAATTACTTGGCAACTATCATTATCAGCAAGAACATTGTACCCACTAACATTAGAGTTAGAAACATCAATGATCTTACCAGTAAAAGAAGATGTGGAACCCAAGTCAGATACAGCGGAGTCAATACGAACAATCGTATGACCAATACCAGCTGTACTGTCAACTGTGTTTACAACAAATACCATACCTTTGATCAGCCAGTCAACTGAAGCACCACCAGATGTATCAACTGTGAAGGAATAGGAAGATCCTGCTGATACAGCAGATCCACTATTCACAGCCGCAGCTAATAAAAATCCTCGGTCTGTCCAGTTTACTTTATTCCGATTCTCTAAGTAACGGAATACTGGGTCATCGGTAGGAGCTTTCGCAACCTTACTCAGATAGACGAAAAACGGAGATTCCTCAGGAGCTAATTCAGCTACTCGGTCTCCGAAATTATATAACCGTCTACGATCCGGGGCGGTTCCTACGCCAGCAGAGGTTGAAGAGGCAGTTACGTCACTGGACTTTAATGTTCCAGAATTATATGAAATTGCCATTTTATTTTCCTCATACTATTTGTTATTATTATGGAAGTGCCGATCCACTACCCGTGCTCATAATCGTATCCCAAACCTTATCTTGGTCTGTTTTAGGACTTTGAGGAGCTTGTCCTTGTAGGACTCCAGCTGTACGGGGAGCTTGTTTCGCTGCACTTACCGCTTCTACTGTGTCATTATTGGCAACAGAATTGCCATTGACATCTCGCCATAATTTTACCAAATTACCTAAACCTACCCTTTCTGTGGGCTGCGTTGAGAACTCCATGAACTCTTTTATATCGTTGTCTGACATTTTATAAGTATCACGAAGTGTACTCATCGTATTGTTTAAGTACATATCGGCTTGCATTTGGCGTTGTTGTTCAGCCATCGCATTCTGGATCATTTCACCAGCCATTTGCTGCATCTGAGTAGACACATACTGATTGGATTGTGATCCGGGTTTTGTGAAGGCTTCCCAAGGGTTGAAGTCATCTTCACTCAGTCCGGGTTGTGATTCTGGTGCACTCTGTTGATTGGCAATACCGTCTTGCAATTTCTGTACCAGATCTGGTCTCGTTTCCAATAGCTGAGCTAGTGGCTCTAGTCGTGACAGTTTTTGATTTTCGGACTGTGCCCGATCATACATTGACTGAAACTTCTTTGCCTCAGACTCATAGTCTATTGAAATAGTTTCCTCTGGTGCAGGCTCAACAAACCCCTGTTCCTGTTGAATAGGTTCAACAGTACCTGCGGGTTCTTGATTAACGATATCCTCAACGAATGCTGTTTCACTGTCCATCGGTTGAGTACCGACATTAGCCTCTGCTTGTTCTAATGTGCTCATATTATCTCCTTATTTTAAGATGTCTCTAATCCTGTGGAGTTGAACCAACTTCATTAGAACCTCTTTCGAGATCCCTAGCTAATTTCTCCACTTCGAGCTTCACCTCGTTTTCGAGTTTATTACGCTGAACTCTACGATCAGCTTTGGCATCTGAAGAAACCTCAGCAAGTCTGGACTTGAATTTCTCCACTTCCACTTTCTTACGGTCACTAACAGATTCCCTCTGGGCTGTTTGCAAGTCACCCTGCAAAGTCTTTAATTGCTCTTCAAGAGCCTGAATTTGTTGCATCATTTGCTGCTTTTCATCTGTTCGCATCAAGATACCTTCTTTGTCAAATATTTCCGGGTTCTTCTTTAATACTTCAAACTTATCCACAATCCCCATTTGGTAAGCTTCTAAATATACATTCAACTCTGCCCACTTATTGGAAGGCATAGTAGAACCCGGTTCAATCCGAATATCATGCTGGTCTAAAAAATGTCTATCTTTTTTCATATCCAATACAGCACCACTAACATCTGTATAATAATTTGCCATAACTTCTGTTATGTTATTATTTGGTTGTGCTAGTCTAAAAATCTTTTGGAAAGTATAGTGTCCCTTAGAGAGATTGTAAATAATTTTACCAAGTCTATTCATACTAAATTCAATATCTCTCAACTTCGACTTAGGTCTTTCCGTACCTAATGCTATCATTCTTTCTGTACCTTTGACAGTCTCTGGTGCTTTTTCAGCAAAGCCATGCATCATTTCTGGCAGACCAAAAATAAAATCTATATAAAATTCTGATTGTTGTATCAGTTTGTAGAACTCACCAGCGAGTGGTTGAGGTGCTGGATAATGAGGTTCCCCTTGAGAAGAGTCCACTTCTATTACAGCGTTTGGATTCGCCCAGTCTTTTTCAAGCTGCCCTACATCATCCACACTGCCAAGAGGAACTAATAGTTTTAGTCCCGCTGAAGCTTGGGCATGAGAGAGTGCCAATGACCACAGCTTATTTAAAAGTCGCTGCATTGGTCTAGCACGGGAGACATCGCTCTTGGGATATGGAGTGCCTGTCCAAACATTTGGCAACGGGACTATTGGATATTCATCTGTATTTAAAATAGATTCATATAAAACTATTTCTCCAAGAGTAGCACAAACCTTCACCCTGTTTTGCAATACCTCAACTACTTGAAAAGCTCCACTTTCTAATACTTCTGCATTTTGCTCCGCAAATTCCATATACTCATCAGGAGACAAAATAGATTCTTCTTGACTTTGAATATCAATCAAGCGATAAAATGGAACTTTGACTTTATAAAATCTTTCTAATATCTGATACTTTTTAACTTCAAAATAATCTTTATCTTTTACATCAGATGGAGTAAAAGCAGTAATAGAGTTTTTGTTTTGAGAAGCAGGGTAATCTTCATCGTCATAACTAAATCCAGATATATCATTGATAATACCCGGTATTACCTCTCCAGTTTCTGGATCTGTTTGATCTCCTAATTCAGGGTAGAGGTTCAGCACTTGTTCACCGGTTAGTATAGTAGACAAGATAATTCCGTCAGAATCGCTAAACCAGCGATCACGGGATGAAGGCGAAGTATAGACCCTGAATGGGTCAATATAAGTGAACTTTACATCCCCTCTACCGAAGTCTGATTGTCCATCAATATAAGCATATAGATAGCCAATACCTGTCGTTGCATAATCATGTATTGCTTGTTTTATCTGAGAATCACCATCAGATATCTGCCAGATATAACCAATGATCGTTCTCCACAATGTAGCTACCTGAACATCTGAATCCTCTCTAGGAGTGATTGTAAATGCTGGTGCTCTTGATGTTAATACTGCTTTAAATTTTTCAATAGCAGATGATATCCTGTCCATCGGTATATCTGCCTGATTTCTCTGGGAAAGCTCATCGGACTCTTCTGCACTAAAATGATTACCAAGGTAGAAATCAATATCTTTACGAGACTCCGTATCCCAGTCAGAACGAGCGTCTCTCCATTGGCGATGTAGTTCTTCATTATATAGTGCTCTTGGGTCTTTGTCTATTTTTGACATTGCAATATACCTATATCCACCCTCTATCTTCGCCCTCTTTCATAAACCCTCTACCGCTAGGTAAATCATTAAATAAATACCCACTACCCTCTGGTCTTCTCTCTATTGACTCTCCTTCCTTACCTAATGAGCGTATTAAAGAATCTAATTTAATAGCCTCTAAGGATTGACGAGCACTATCAAGCTTTGCTTGTTCTGCTGCTTGTTGTAAACTATCTCTACTCGCCCTTAAAGATTCCATATAAGCACCGGGCTCTCCCCAACTACCACTAGCCGCTGCACCCGGCTCTCTTTGGTCGAAAGGTACAAATCCATTACCACCCTGTTGTGGTTGCTGCATCATTTGTTGCTGCTGTAAAAACTGCTGCATCATTGCATCATCTTGAACTGCACCACCTTCTTGATAGCCTACCATACCACCATTTTGAAAATTAGGATATGTATAGCGATTCATAACCCTAGAATCTGGATCGTATTCACCAAAAAACTTTCTTCTAAAACTAGCTGTCTTATCAGCCTCATCCATATCTATTCCTTCATTCCACTTCTTGTGAGCAATCGGTCTTTGCATTATTTGATGTAAGATGTCTTGGTAATCTTTAGACGCTTTACGGAATTTTTTTAAAGGATCAGAAGCTCTTTCTGCCATTGAGTCAAAATTCATTCTATTTAATTGCTCTCTATTTGCAGAATAAATCATTTCCTGCATTTTTCTTTCGCCTCGATCAGCAACAGATTCTAAATTTTTATCAGCTCTTTTTAATTTTTTAAATAAAACTTCATCTGTTAGATTTCCTTCTTTGAACTCACCTTTTGGATCAACCCTTCTGTGCCATTCCGCAACAGCACCTAAGGGATCTCCAAGCCCCGCCCAAGATAATTTATTAAATCTTTGAAGAGCATCTTTATACATATTATTTTCATCAGCAGAATCCCTATACCCTTCAACATACGGTCTAAGCCACTCAGCATGATAATTGCTAGACATAACGGGTTCCCCGTATTCATTTCTCCTACGAGGTAAAGCATATTCTACATTCTGATACTGAGGATCAACTGGAGACATTTCACCACGCCTAATAGTTAGTCCACCATCTTGATAACCCATTACTCCATTAGGAGTAGTGAGACCGCCACCCATCATAGGTTTAGCACCCTCTAGGGTAGCCATTGATAATAACTTATCTATGTTATCGTGACCGCCTTCATCTGGTAGGTTGTTTAATTTTCTTAGTAGCGGTACTCCAAGAATATCTACTGCACTCTTTTTAATTACAAATTCACCCGGAGTTAGTTTGGCGGTTACTGTATCTGTGTTTGGCATTATTAGTCCCTTATCTCAAAATGTGGAAAATCATCGAAGCGGTTGTCCATGACGTGAAAATCCATATCCCAGTCTCCTCCCCACCTCAGCTTATAACCCATAGAGCGAGCCAATCCTAAAACAAATCCAGCAAATAGTGTCTGTCTTTCTCTGTCATCCCAATCCACAGGGTAGGGAGTAACATCGCAGGCTTGAGAAGGACTAGCATTATGCCTACCATTAGGATAGCGTACCTTTGTTCTTCCTTCGTCATATAATTTATTTTGCCTTTCTTTGCTCCTATGTCCTTCTAGGATGGAACAATCTACATACTTGATTACTTCATTGAAAATTTCTTGCAAGCGAGGATCGCAGGTTGCAAGTCTACTTTTAGATCTTTTTGAAAACTTTGGCATATGGATTTATAATTTAGTATAGATTACGAAAAAATAAAATACAAAACAATAATGATTATGCTCTTGATCCCGTCATCCAGTTATAAACCTTTTTAACTCCAAACTTACGGTCATCTAGTTTTTCATTATTTAAATTTTCTAGTTTTGTTTTTGTACTCTTTGGAGCCTTAGCAAAGTAATCTGCATAGTAGAGCCCATCCATTAAATCATCATGTCTTGGCTTTGGATGTTCAAATAGCTCATCTACCAACTCTGTCATGTGCCTTTGAATGTAAAGTTTCTTTGAATTGACAATCGCACCAAGTGCTGTTTCTAATCTATCTTCTTTCTTTACCCTAGCTGGGGGTTTTACCCCCTTGAAGATACCGGGCATTAATCTTTTTTCTTTCGTAGAGAGTCTTGTGACCATATCTCTAACCATCTCTTGGGCAGCAACCGTTTCAATCGTGACCCTACGAACCGGGGAAAATCGCTTAGCAAACTCAATGATCTTAGGAGGAATATCAAAGGTAGGTATACGCTCACGATAATAATCCAACACATAACGATTTCCATTAGCATCAATACCCATAACCATAATGACTTGAAAATCCGATGTCTCAGAGGCTGTTGCAGCAAGGTCAACGCCAATATAGACATTAAGGGGCGTGGCATCTTCACCATCAATCAAGTAGTTAAAACCCTGACGGTTCTCTACCTGCCCGTTGTAGTATTGGATTCTGTCAATTTTAAATGCAGCATTGGAAATATCCCTCGCATCATTCATGTACTCCTGTGCAAACTTATTGACCAAGCCTGCTTCAATGAACTCTCGCTTCTTGCCATCGAGCTTTTCCAAAGAGAATTGTTCTGCCCAAATAGACTTTCCATCTTCAATCGCCCTATGGAATACCAAGTCCCAAGGATAATCTCTATTATCTTTAACCGCTTTCTTATAACCATCACATACCATCTGTAAAAAGCTATCAAAGTGAACAATCGTACCGCATAGCCATATCCAACCTTCATTACCGGGAGTTTCTTCCAGTGCGGGGTATACCGTAGATACGATCCATTTCTTGATCTCAGCTCTACGTTCTGGTGTCTTGGTGTTAAGTTCGGATTCAAAGTCGTCTAAAATGATGCCTGTGTACCGGACATCTACCTCAGACCTACCCCTAAGTCTTTGTGAAGTTCCTTTGGCAATAACCCTATCACCCTTGGGGGTAACAATATCTTTCTCTGTCCAACGCTTTCCAACACTGCTACCATCCATATTGCCAAAATAGTATTTAATCTTTTTATTAACCTCAAAATGATTCCTCAAATATTTTAAATGGTCAATAGACTGACTCTGCTCCTCGGACACCCAAGCAACAAAATTTTGTTTATCCTTATTGGAAAAGCACAATTTATGCATAATTGCAGCTTTTGACAAGATAGACTTTCCAAAACCCCTCGGCATAACCACACAAGTTCTGCCACCGGGATCGGTTCGTATCAGTTTCTTCGCTACATCAAAATGAAAATCAGGGGAAGCGGACTTGTTTAAAAAGTCTCTAGGCAAGAAAGCCCTGCCAAAATAAATTAAATTATTGTAAGACTTTGCAAGTACCTCATCTCTTTCCTTCATTTCTGAAGGACTAGGGGTTATGTTAAAATTATTCAGTTATTTGCCCTTAATCGCTTTAATATTGGGAAAGCTTACCTCATATCGCCTCTTACCCCAAAACACCTTTCTAGGTACTGTATAACGCCACATAGGCATAGGCTGTACATCCCAATAGCTACTATTAACGAATACTGTTTTAACTACCATCAGATAATTCTTTTTGTTTTGATGGGAGGGCTCCTTGTTCAAATGCCATCAGTTTATCTTTACTAAATCCAGTGAACTCTTGTATCATAGCGATAGAGTCTGTTTTCTTTTCAGTAGTAAGTAAACCTGATATCTTCATTAATGTCTCTAATGACCTTAGCTTATCCCCGTCTCTAGCATCTGGTTTATCTACTATCGCCTTTGCTTCTTCTAACAGGTAACGCTTGGTAATTCCAACTTCACTTAATAATAATTCTATCTCTTTATCTACCATTTCACTGACCCTTTCACTTCTTAATAAAACTCTTGCCCTGCTCATTGCATAGTCTTTGCTCTTTGCATCTGGGTATGCCTTCATATAAGCATCTACTGGTCTCATACCAGCTGCTACATATTTTGCAAATAACCTTTTCCCGTGTGATAATTGACCTTCTAGTGCCTCCTTGTACGGAGTTTTTTTCGTAAAGCTGTAGATATTCTTTGCAGGAGCACCAGTAAGGGTTGAATTACTATTGATATTAACCATGCCGAGTAAAGTCCGAATATATGTAACTTTTCTTTTATCCGATCCACTACCTTGAAAAGATCCTTTTTTAATAACCATAACGACTTGTCCATCATCTGAATAACACCATTGACTTTCCTCTGCTTCTTTCCAGTTATTTACGATAGGTTCATCAGGATATTTTTCCCGGAACTCTTTTTCATCAGAAAAGATGTAGTGGTCTTTTCCTTTTATTTTGCGTTTATACGCCAAGCAACACTCCCAAACCTTTTGACTTCAGTCACCTTTCCTACTCCCTCCGGTTGCCATGTAATATTCTTCTAACATAGATTCAAAATCTATGTATTCTATACTGGGCATATTCTTTACCCGGTACAGCAATTCTGCTATAAGTCCCATATCCCTAGATGTATTATCTACGATACTGGAAAAAGATAGATCATTTGCTATCTCCTTACAGCGGTTTAAATTAGTGAGTAAGTTGTCGGTATCAAAGTCCCCTGCTCTCGCTCTTTGAAATAAAGTTCTTTTATCTTCCATGTGTTAATTTAAAAATAATAGTTGCAAAAACAAAATTTACTATTTAATATTAATTAAGTCGTTTATTTAGGTTGGGATTATAAGAGTATTAATATATTAATAATATTAAATAATATTAATAATATTATAATATTATAATATTAATAATATTAGTAATATTAATAATATTAATATATTATATATATTATCCAGAATTTTAAAAAAATAGTACCCCGACCTCATTTTCCCCCTTTTTTAGCTAAAGATCCAAAAAATTACCAAAAAAAAATTATAAAAAATTTTAAAAAAATTATATAATTATGTCCGTGTCTCTTTTAATTTGCACGGTACTCCCCCCATTTGCAATTCAGGTTGAAATAAGTAGATTGAGAAATTCGTTTTTGTTTGGTTCAGGTTGGCACTAGGTGCAAGCAGCACGCAACTACAGCCATAATAAATAAAAATAATTCTATTTATTTTAAATATAATGGAACTTTTATTTATTGTAGGTGTATTAAGTATAGTAGTTATTTTGACAATTTTATATAATTAATGTACTCTTCCTGAGTGTGAGCAAGGCTTTTTGTTAATGGTGAAAGTATCCATATTAAGCTGAGTGAAAATAGCACTATAATAATCCTGAAATAATTAAATACCCTAAGTCTTCGATAATGGGTATATCTTATAGTTAATCAATAACCCTAATAAATGGAGAACATTATGCATAATGATGTAAACATAACCGAACTGGTTGACCAGTTACAAATGGAAATAGATAACCAAGCACCTATTCAGGAAACAGCTATTGAAGTTGTGCCTGATGTAGTTCCTGATTTAAGGAACGAAGAGGAAAATCTTAACCTCTTCGAACATACTCAGGAAGCTATAGATATCTATGCTTATAATAGCAAAGGGGTATTAAGACAGATACCTGATTACCATCTAGTTAATAGACGGTTGAAAGCTATTCCAGACTGGTCGGATAAACCAGAGTTTGACATAGATAATAACAGCGTTCTTGATGTTCAGAAAAATAGTGTTAGTATTATTACATCTGAACAGATGGAATCTGTAGCCTATGAACTAACTCAACTGGGTTATGGAGTAACTGGTAGCGGTGAACTCAAAGACGGTAAATTAATGTTCATTGAATTAGAACACGATGATTTACCAACCCTAGAGATACCGGGAACCCAGTTAGTTCCGAAGTTCTGGATTGGTTCCTCGCACGATGGTACTATAGCATTTAAATCTACTGCTAAAGTAGTAGATACTATTTGCTTAAATACCTTTATGCTAAATAGCCGTTCATTTTCTTTATTTACAGCGAAGCATACTAAATATGCAGACGTTAGACTTAAAGAGTATGAACGCACTATAAAAGACGCTAAAGAGCTATTTAAGCAGTATTATAATGCTGTTGAGCTACTAGCATCTACACCAGTCACTAACCCTCAGCCTTATTTCGCTTCTGTATTAAAAGCAGAGAAGAAACCAAGGAACAGAGTTGTAAACGGTGTGACCACTCAGACAGAACCTCGTTACAGTGGCAGACACGATAACCAGCTAACTCAGTTGATGGATAGTTGGCTATTTGGAGAGGGACAGCGGGAAAGAGGAAAAAACCTCTGGAGAGCGTTCTCATCTGTTACTGACTGGGCTGATAATAGTGAAGCTACTGCTAAAGACAGAGAAAAAGCCTCGCATATCATCGGAACCAGAGCAATGCAGAAAACTAGAGCGTTTGACCTAGCTTTTGCAATAGCCTCTAATAACCAGTAACTCCAAACCAACCTGAGCAAGTTGTAAAACTGCTCACTCTTTTAAACCAAATCAAAGGATCTACAATGCTAGAAGATAAGAGAAGCTGCACAGAATGCTTAGCTGTTAAACCTATTACTGAATTTCCTAAATCAGGTGGTGGAGGTGGTAGAAATGGATTAGATATTAATGGTAATCCATACCGCAGACACCAATGTAAACCTTGCCACTGGGAGCGAAAAAAGAATTTACCTAGTGGTAGGTATGGGAAAGGTCAGAAATTAAAGGAATATAAGTCTAAATGTAGCTGTGCCGTATGTGGTTACTCAAAGAAAACAAGAGGAAAGCATTTTTCTACTGCTGTTTTAAACTTTCATCACCACGATGCTAATAAATTAGAAAATGTTGGTAATATGATAAAAAGATACGGATGGAATACAATAATGAAAGAAATAAAAAAGTGTATTGTAATATGTTTTAACTGCCATATGGAACTACATAACAAAGTAGTCCACGAAGCACACTCTTAATTTAACTGAGGACACGCCAACACCTGAGCAAGTGTATAAAAGGCTCAAGATTTAATTAACTAAACAAAAGGAAATACTATGAAGAAAAAAGATAAACATAAGATCTATGATATCATTGAAAAGATGCAAGCCTCAATTACAAGAAATGCTGATAATCCATATATTGAACCCATTGTATGGGGATATTTAGAAAATCTAACATTCCAAATAAAAGAGATTGTAGAGAATGATAAATGTGAGTTTACTAGTAAAGAAATGGCAGACTTTGCTATGAATAACCCGTATGAGATGTAATAACAATAATAAAAGACCTGAGCAAGTCTATAAACTGCTCTTTTTTTGTTTCTATTATTTTTTATTAAGGGGTTTGTTCACGTAGGTAGTTCACGTAAGTAGATTATTTTATTATTATTCTGTTCACGTAGGTAGGTCATCAGCTATTTTTGATAGAATATATATTAAAATGATGTTCACGTAGGCATTTTAGCTGTTTTACGGGGTTTTTCTGTTAATATGGCTATATATAGGCGTTCTAGCTATTTTACATAGAATGCCCCATTTAAAGCAGATATAATTAAATCATCTATTATTATTATAATTTATATTAAAAGGAGTAGACAACAAGTTATACAACAAACCTAATAAAATAAATAAAAGGGGGGGCATTATTTAATAATATAAGATAGAACCAATTAATATAATTAAATAATAAAAATATGGAACTTTTCTTGTACTATATAGTATATACTACAAATGAAACACACACACAAAATAGGAGAAAAGACAATGAATAAAACACAGAAAAACGTAAGTAGATTAATTAAAAAGTGGGTAGATAATATTAACAAAGAATGCAATTCAAATGACTCTAAAGAAAAATGGGGTATATTGGTTCATTATCATAATGACGGCTCTATTGCTTTTGATGGTGCTATTTTAGACGCTTTAAGATATATGGCAGAGTTTAATATTTGGGAAGAATTAAGAGATGATTTAGTAGAAATAATGAGTAATGATAATTATGAGAATCAAGGTCTAGGAGTTTGGAGTAAATAAAATGAAGAAATACTATCAAGGAATGAAACTAACTAAAAAAGATATAGGCAAAGTAATTAATAGCCATAATATGATATTAAGAGATATTGAGCCACAAGATAGAATAAAAAGAGGCTATACAGATATTAATTTTGATTGCTACACTTACGGAAATGGCTTTGCTTATTATTGGAGCAAATAAAATAAAAGGGGGGCGAAAGCCCCCCACTAAAAAAAGATGGAACAAAATTTATTTTAAATAGTATATAAGACATAACAAGGAGAAAAAAACAATGCATAACGAAATGAAAGACTTACAAAACTTATACGATAAAATTGATGAACTAGAGAAAACATATACAAACGAAAGCGAATTAGAAACTTGGCTAAAAGTAGGAGATTTTTTAAAAGTTTGGAAAGAATTTAAACTACAATCAATAACAGAATAAAAGGAGCAAAAACAATGAGAACATTCGACAAATATAAACAGAATCTAAGAGCTACAGACAATCACGTCTATAGCTATAATACAAAGGTAGCAAAGATTGACCACGAAACAAGAACAATTACACCTCTTGCTTGGTGGAGTAAAACAACATCAAAGCACATAAATTATGTTGCTTATGAATATGGATACGAGATAGAGATTGACATCCTAAAAATAAACTAAAATAGGAGAAAATAAAATGACTTTACCATATAAAAATTGGAGGATATAATATGCAAGAAACAAGACTGGTAAAAACACTAGATAAGAATATACCATTTGATAAAATAACTAAAAAAATGTTAAAAAGTATGGAGAATGGACAAGATATAGAACTAGATGACAATTTCACAATTAGTATGCATTCTCAGGAAGATATGATAGATATATTCCATACTGAAACTTGGACAAATTTATATTCTGTTATTTGGGATTATAGAAATAAGTACGATTTAATAAGTTTTGAAAGAGTTTACCACATAGAAGAAACATATTAGAAAGGAAATAATATGAAAAAGTATTTATTTAGAGTAATTAAATATGAATTACATTATATAGAATGTGAAGATAAAAATGAAGAAGATGCGATTGATGTATTATTACAGACTAACGAAAATGATAGTAAAATAGATGAGTTCTACGGATTAGATGCATTTAACAATGCTGATATGTTTATAGAAATAGAAAATGATGATATAGAAAAAGCAAAAGCAGAACTAAAAGAAGGACTAGAGGAGTATTAAAAATGACAGATAAACAATTTGATAAAGCGATAGAAGGAATTACTATTGATTTAGTAAAGTCTTTAAAAGGTGGGGAGATGTTACAACATAATGACGATTATTACTTATATAGCTATGAATTAGACGAAGACCACGAAGAAGGGGAAAGCTATGTAACACTAAGAGATAATGCAGATGATGAAGAGATAGCAGTATTATGTTTTAATGCAAATGAATCTGGAATAATATATCAGATGCTAATTTAATTTGGAACTTTTTAAATAGTTAAGCATTAGATAAGTAAACAAGGGAGGAAAAATGAATATGATAACGCTAACAATAATTGAAGAATTAAAAGAATTGCAAAGAAGGGTAGATATTAACACTCTTTGTGATTTTAATAAGGATTTCAAAAAAATAATAAATAAATTGGATAAGGCGGGAGATATAAAATGAAGAGAACAATAAATGAACACGACTTTATAAATGCCTTTCAAGGTACTTACAAAAATCATTTTTCATACGAAGGTAAGATTGCACTATACGAATACCTTACACAATTAGAAGAAGATACAGGATTTGAGATGGAATTAGATGCGATTGCGATATGTTGCGACTTTACAGAATACAATAGCTTTAAAGAATGGAAAGATGATTTTGGAGACTCCTTAAACCTAATAAAAGATATAGATGCATTAAAGGGTTGGACTAATGTAATAGAATTTAGTGGCGAATTTGATAATATGATTATAGTGCAAGAATGGTAATCGAATACGAAGAAGGATTTATAATACAACAATTTTGATCGAAACAAGAAAGGAAAATAACAATGAAAATAACACAATTATCATATCATAGGAACGGAGTATGTGGAGATGGTTTCTATACGGGAATCGTAGTAGATGATGACAACGAAAGGAAAGTATTTGTTCACTTCCCTGACCATAACGAAGATGGCGAACTGATTAACGGAGATAACGTCAGAACGGCAATACTAGACCTTGATATACTTATCAATGAAGAAGAGACTAGGTTTATGAAGAACTCGTGGCGGGGAGATTGGTATCACGACTTTATTGTAGATACCATTATCAAAGACCAAGATAAAACTAGAAAAGAATTGGAACAAAAGTATAACAAGGTAGTATAAGGGGTATGATGAGAGCGTTGAAGATTGACTTGATAAAACGGCAGTCCGCAGGGATGCGAAAATTCCATAAAAGACCTGACACGCTCTTATCTAACAAAACAAGAAAGGAAATAATATGGACAAACAAACTATAATAGATTTATCAATTAGATGTGTTGATAAAATGGTTGAAGAAGAAATAATAAAGGATTGTACAGATACAGATGATACTATAGAATTTGATGTGCAAGACATAATAACAGATGTGTTATGTGATTACTTTAAAATAGGGGATGAATAAAGAGAAAGCAGAGGCAGATTTTGGATATTTTGAATAAAAAACAATCAGCACTAGCAGACATTGAAGCTTTAGATATGATAAAGGATAGTATTTGCTCGGAATGTGATAGCTACCTTGATTATTCAGAACTTAAAGATAGTATGTGTGCTAAGTGTGGAGAGTCATTAAATGAATGTACAATCAATTATGATGAGTTTAATGAAGAAGAACTTGAAGAAAAATTTATTAATCTATTTAATGAGTTTTATTATGTCAAGCCTAGCAATCCATTTTTTGATTATGAAGAAGGGGATGAATATGGAGATATGTTTGAAAATGCACTTACTAACATTAAGTCGTTAATTAATAGAAGCTATAAAATAAACAAGAAAGGAATATGAATGATAAAACTATTAGGCAAAGGCAAAGACTTGGAACATAGATACCATTCTGGGTGCAAAGCTGATTACATAATCAAAGACCTAGAACAGAATGGCTTTGAAGGTAGGTATATTGAGGTAGAGAGCGTTATTATCTATCCTAACTACCAAGAGGCTGATGAAATAGTATCCGCTTGGGTAGGTGCAGAAACAATGCAAGAAGTAACAGAAGATAGCTGGGAGTACATAGATGATAACAGAGAATGATATAATTTTCGATCATTTATACGAGGAATTTAGAGACTTTATGGATAACGCTAATGAAGTGGTAAGCATAAGACATTATATGGAGGACAATGGTATTCCCGAATCAACAATGTATATAATGTATGAAACTTACATAATTGAATT